AAAAGTTCTTGACAATACCCTCACCTTTATGGTAATATATTATGCGTAGCTTAAACAGATATGCGTCCGTAGCTCAGTTGGATAGAGTGAACGGCTACGAACCGTTAGGTCGTGGGTTCGAATCCCTCCGGGCGTACCAACTCATCATAAACCGTATAAATGCTTGAAATCAAGCGTTTATGCGGTTTTTTAGTGCTTGTGAGAAGAAAATCAACGTGATAAAAAGTGATAAAAAGCGATAAAATGTTATACTTTTTTGTTAGTCTGTTAGTCAAAAGTTAGTCAGATTTTAGTCAAAAACAGAGTATGATACAATAAAAAAGCAACCTCTGTGCTACATCAGAGATTGCTTTTCTTCTATTATCTAATTAATAAAATCTGTTACTACATCTTGCAAATGACAGGGTGACAATCCGTATTTGTTAAGTCTGTCAATTAATTCCGTCACTTCTTCCCTGTTAAGCGACGCGTCTTTACCACTCCATCAATATTCTTTTCTTTCCGCTATAATTAAGTTTCAAATTAAATTCCTCCTTTAAACGCGAAAACAGCACTCTAATTAATGAGTGCTATTTTTGAAAAATCTACTATTCTACGAAGTCCGGCAAATTTCCCGGTGCCGCACAAGCTAAAAACTGCCTTACTGAAACATTGTAAAAATATCTATTATTTGAATCAAATTCAATATTATTTATTTTACTTAAGTAAAGCAATAATACATATAATCCAGCAAGTGAATATAATGCATTTTTATATGTTGCCTTTTGGAAATGCAAATGTCTACTATGTTTTATATCTTGATGTTCGTCCCACCAAAATGTGCATTTTTCAACACTCCAATCTTCAAACGGCTTTATTACATCGAAAATTCTTGAAACAGAAACTTCAGTTTCTACAATTTTAGGGTATTTTGCTAATAATATTTCCGCATATTCTTTAATGTTTCTTGGATTCTTTTCTTCATCTATTGTTTTACAAATCAGTTTTAATACAGTTTCGACTTCGGCACAGGACAAAGAAATAATCTTATAGTATTCAAAAGAAAATACCGTTTCCTGTCCCATTGGCTCTGCATACCGTGATGTCTTATCTAAATCGTTTACTAAACAGTCAAAATAATTTGAATAATTGTTTAATTGTATTTCATTAAGCATCTATTATCACCTCAATTAAATTATATGTAACATTGTACCATAAATCATATTCATTTGTCTACTAATAAATTATAGAAATTTTGTATGTGCTTTTCTGTAAATATCTCTTGTTTCCTCATTGCTCGACAAGTGCCTTATGGTCGTCTTCATCACTATATAATACTATATACTGTTTAATTCCGATATTGTTTGATATTTTGTAAATCACAAGTATAAAAATAAGGGTGACATAATGCCATCCTCAAAGCTACTTATTATATAATCCACAACGGTATTATCTATAATAAAACCATTCAAAAAATAC